TTCATAACCTTAATCATCTTATTATGAATATCTATTGTATTTGATCTTACAGGATATCCACCAGATTTTACTCCTTTAGGCCATAGATTTCTCCAATCATTAATCCATGTCTCCTTAGGAGGTATTTTAGGCTGTTCTAAGCTAAATAAATCAAATTTTGGGGCATCAGTACATTCTTCTAATAAAGTTATCCCTGAAGCCGTTACATAAAGGTTTTTAAAAAGGTAAGGATCCGTAAGATTCTTCTCTTTTAGCGCTATCCAATTTTTTCTTAATAGAAATTGGTAGTCTGTTTGTAGAAAAGGCTCTATTTTTTCGTATAAAACCTTTTCTTTCTCGTTTTTTAGATAAAGAAGGTAAAGCAGATATAAACTCTTTATATCGATGCGGTATTTCTCTATCTCTGTAAAATTTATTTTCAATTTTTTCTAATTCAAGAGAATATTTTTCTTTTTTATATCCTTCTTCATCTAAAATATCTAAATCTATATTAGGAAAAATGTTAATATTTTTATTCATTAACTACCTTTATCATATAATCTAGAGTATACTTATCTTGAATAGAGTCATTATGCATAACTTTCGAATAACGTTCTGCTAAAGGAAAGCCTTTATACCTACTATTAGCACTTATTTTTCTAATAACCAATTTGTGTACAATAGCACAATGATTGATACGTAGATATTCTTCTTCTCCTAATGACTGTATAGCTTTAAAAAAAGTCTTTTCAGTAAGAGTAGGATAGTAATATAAACATAAATTGTACAAATCTGCGATACTTCTTCGCTTTCCATTTACACATTGTTTTATTCCACTTAGATAATAAGTTGCTGGCGCGCCTCTTTCAAAATAATTATAAATAAAAGATTTTACGCTACCGATAGCTTTTCTAGGAGGAGCTTCCTTCGATAAACATAATAAATTTTTAAAAGTAGGTTTTTTACGTTTTAATATTTTTGATGGCATTTTAAGTCATTTTTATAAGTTTTTAAAAAGGTATTTCTTCCTCAGTTATTTTTTCAAATAGTTTGAAATCTTCCGAAGTTAAATATTTGCCTAACTCTTTTCCATTAACCAGTTTTTGATCTTTCGTTAACTTTATATATGGAATTGTTGCGCATACAGTTGCCCACATAATCTTTATTGGATTTCCAAGTAAAGTGTACGGCGAAACAACGATACTACGTGATTTAATTTTTAAACTACGTACATCTATGTTTAATTTATCTGCTGCATAAGGTATTAACTCCTTTCCTAAACTAAGTTTAGGAGGTAAAGAGTCAGGACATAATAATGAAGGAAGTTCAAAAATGTTATCTAGACCTCTCTTTTTTACTATTAATACGTCATAATTACCTTTTGAAGTATTAAACATTTCAACTAAAAATACTATGCCTCCTCCTACTAGTTTTTCATCATGAAATGTTGTTTTAATATCCGGCTGAGTTATAGTCATAATATTTAAAATTTATAAATTTGTAAAACTCCATCACATCTGTTAGTAATAACATTTGCAATCTTTTTTTTACGGTTATTAGATAATGAATTATAATGTACTTCATAATCTTTTGGCACAGTTACTTTCAAGATTTTTCTTGTAGCTTTTGTTTTAAAAAACTTAAATTTTATAAAGATATTATGACTATAATAAGCTTTACCATATAAAGCTATTGAATCTCCTTCTACAACTACTGCCGTTATCTGTACTGTTACTTTTTTCTTAGCCATATTTTTAAAGTTTTTAGAATTGGTGTCCGGAGGTTTCGCTGCCATCAACCTGTTTGTCCCAGTAATCAGTATTATAATTAGGAAGTATATCAAACCTATCCAAAATAACGGGATTATTATTGATTCTTGCATCATTAGTTTTTTGTTTAGATTTAGATCCGATAGATTGAATAGTTCTTAATTTTACTAAAAGCTTAAAACCTTTAGAATATAAAGAACTTTCGACTATTTCTGCTTTCCATATCTCATTAATAAAAACAGGTCTAATTTTTATAGAAATAGTGTCATTTAATGTGTAAGGTAATCCTAATTCTTTAAACTGTAAAAGTTTAACTTTACCTATATATTTCTCCTTTGTTTGAGGAAAAATAAATGCATCTACTATTTCATTTTCTTTATATCTCAAGTCTTCTGCTCCTCAAAAAAAGATTCTAATTCTAAAGTAACATATTTAGAGTCATTTAATATAGGTACTATGCTATCTACATTAGGATATAAATGTAATCCATTACTTAAAATTAATGGTGAAGTAACTACATCAAAAACTCTATAAAATTTACCTGTAAAAAATACTTGATCTGCAGTGTATGTCTCAGTTCCGGAAAAAGTGTCAAAAATATACTCATCTTCTTTATCTAAAACCTGTTTTCTATAATCTACTACAGATTTAAATAAATCATTTAGATCAGTAACATTTTCTAAATCTATCGAATCTGATATACTATTGTAAAAGTCTAAAAACTCTTCACTAATTGATACTAGATTTTTGAAAGTAGTAATCTCATTATGAGAATCTACTTCAGTTATTTCGATTTCTAGCCAAAGTTCATCTGATAATTCTATCATAAATTAATGTCTTTTCGTATTTAACCATCTATCTACTTCTGCAATTTCTTCCGGAAAGGATGAGGTATAATACATTTGATAAAATCTTTTTTTCCACCTCTCTTCATATTTATTTAGAGTAGGATTTTTAAATTGTTTTGAATTATTGGGCCAATATTGTTCAATATAAAATCTAGTAGTGGGATTTACATCCCCTTTTAATTTTTGTTGTTGAGTTTCTACATCATAGACTAATCTAGCATTTTTATAATAGATTAATTTACCTGCTTTATTGGTTACCCATCTGAGTCCGTCTTTTGTATAAGACATTCCCATAATTCTGTGATCTTTTTTGTCGCGTAATACGTACATAATTATTTCTTACCATAAACCGCTGCATTTTCTATCTTCTTTTCTATCTGTACTTTTCTGGGCGCTGTATTTATATCGTTTTTTATTATTTTTAATTGAGAACCTTCGTATGTAATTTTAAATTTGGTATCACTCACCTTAACAGGTAGAGTACTTTCTTTTTCAGAATGCGTTACTGGTTTAATAGTTGACGCAGAAGTGGCTGAAAGTCCAAAACTTAAAATGTGTTTTGCTAAAGCTTCTCCGGTTAATAAATTTTTTTTTATTAGTAATTTATTGAATAAAGAAGGTATTAAATCTTCTGCATTATTCTTTAAATTAAAATTTGTTTGTAATTCCTCAATAACTTTAGGCCATAGGATAAAAGTTAAAAAAGAAATTAATTCTATAGTTACCTTTTTAGTTGATGATGGGTCATCGTAAATAAATACTAAATGACCCGATGTATCACTATCAGGCGGTTCTCCAAATAAAATTAATTTACCTGGGAACATTAAAATACACAAATCAGATATTTTGTTTAAAGTTTCTTTACTAATCGCAAAATATTCTGGTATATTATAAATATTCATTAGCTTTTAATTTTTTAATAGTGTCTTCAATAGACACAATTTGAATATTTCGTGAATTTTTAATAACTATCAAGTTTTTATCATTTAAAAAGTTAATAGTATATCTAGGGTTTAGTTTTCTTATTTCATCTAATAGTTTGTTATTTTTTTGGTTATTTATTAAAGTTTCCATTTTTGTATTAAGGTGATCGATTATTATGAATCATTACGGCACTTTATTTAAGTTACGCAGCTTCTTCTGCTTCTAATTTAATTAGTTGTCTTGGTTGTTCCGGTTGTACTAACTGTTCTTGTGTAATATCTTCTACAAAACGGTTTAAAGTTAATCGTCTTGTATCTCGAATTACTTTTTCTACAATAGTGCCTTCACTATCTTTATGAGCAATTGCTTCAAGTAAGATTGAAGGGTTTATCCGTGCAAGTAGTTCTTGTATAACATTATTCACATTTCTATGAAATTTAATATTAGAATCTCTCCTAAAACTAAATACAGGATTTATCACTGCTCTATCATAAGCTATAGCGTTACCGAACTTTTTCTTATAAATATATTTTTTAGCGCATACAGAAATCCCAACATCAATAATGTTTGTATTTTGATTTAATATTGCACAAAAAGTAATCCGTGATTTTCCTGGTAAAATAGATTGAACAAAAGTCTTCATAATGAAAAGATTAATTAGTTATTAAAATAGTTCCATGCCATTTTCCAATAGGCATATTTTGGTTTATTAATAAGTCTACCTTATTAGTCCAACGATGGTGCATTCTATCTTCAAAATACCACCACCCATCATAAAGTGTTCCTGTTACATAAACACTGTCTCCAAATTCAAGATTATAGTTATGTTCTAAATCTCTTGAAAGTGCTAATATTCGGTGATGATATTGATCGTTATGATTAATATTAAAACCACTAGCTGTGATAAATGGAGTATCATCACATTGTTGTTTTGTAGCATTATATACAGTAATAATTACTGAATTACTCTCAATAGAGAATAATGCTAAAAATAAATTTACAATAAAAATAAACATAATGTTTGATTTTAAATAAAAATGAAGGGGTAACCCTATCCCCTTCTGGGAGTCTTTATCTTGACCAAAGCAGGGCTTTTTTTACATAGTGCCCTAAAACTATCTGTGTTATTCTGGTGTATAAACTTGTATTTTATGTTTTCCCATAAAAACAACCTTTACTGGAATAGTTTTTTTAGTAGTTTTTTTCTTTTGAAAAGGTTCAACAATTTTATTACTTAATCCTTGTAAACTTAGATTAGGTCTGCGATCTTTCATTTTCTCAAAGATTGAAAAATCTTCTTGATTTAAGGCAAATAGTTCCATAATTTTATATTTAAATGATAATTTTTTTATTCGTATTTAACTAAATGAATGACGATATAGTACTGATAGGCAGGTTTATATGATTTGATTCTCCAATATCATTAGGCCCGTCATCATAGTATTCTCTTACTTCGTAAATTCTCATAACTTATAATTTTTCCCCCAGTAAAAATAAAAAAGTTACTGGAGATGCGATAAAATCTATTGAAGTAATTAAAGATTTATTTGGATATCTATTTCTTAAATATCCTGCCATTAGTGGATAACTAATAACAATGTAAAAAAATAATAATTTTGTCATATTTTGGCTTATTTATACTTGTTTAAAAAAGGAAAGGCTACTTAATTCACCTCTCCTTACTATTAACCCTAAACCCTTTTTAGGTATTTTTAGCTACAGCCCAAACTCTCACCGCAGTTAAGACACTTATAACAAGTACCATTCCTTACAGTTATGTGACCGCATTTTGGACACGCGGGCGAATCGGAGTTTTGAACTAGCTCAAATTTGTTTGTTTCTTCTACTACTATAGATTCATTAGGGATATGAACCATAGTTTGATCGTTTAAATATTCATTAGCCAATAATCTCATAACAAAATCTACAACACTGGTTGCAAATTTAATTTGTGAATGACCTTGCACTATACCGGAAGGATCGAATTTAGAGAAAGAGAACTTGTCTACGTAATCTTTCAGCGGTACACCGTGTTGTAAACCTAGTGATATAGAAATAGCAACTGTATTAAGTAATGACTTAACTGTAGCTCCTTCTTTGTACATATCAATAAATAGTTCACCTAATGTACCGTCATCGTATTCTCCGGTCCTAATGAATATGGTTTGTCCATTAATTTTAGCTTTCCATGTATATCCTTTACGTTTATTTGGAAGCTTCTTTTCTTTAGGAGGAATGAATGTAGAATCGGTTTCTTCCTCTTTTTTAGAATTTAATGGTTGAGATAATTTACTACCATCTCGATAAATTGCGATTGCTTTTACACCACTTTCCCAAGCCCTGATATATATATCAGAAATATCTTTTACTGTAGCTTCGTTAGGAAGATTTACAGTTTTAGAAATAGCTCCAGAAATAAATGGTTGTACAGCAGCCATCATATCAACATGCGCATTTGCATGTATATAACGTTCTCCATTACCACATTTATTAGCGCAATCAAATACTGATAAATGTTTAGGGTTTAAAATACTACCTTCAAAATGTTGATGTTCTTTAAGATAATCTAATAGAATATCAATTTCCATTTCATTATATCCTAAAGTTTGTAAAGCAGTTTTAACACTATTGTTAGCTAATTGGATATATCCTCCACCTGAAAGTTTTTTATATTTCATTAAGGCGAAGTCAGGCTCAATACCTGTTGTATCGCAATCCATTAACAATCCAATAGTACCCGTTGGAGCAATAACTGTAACTTGGGCATTACGAAATCCAGATTTGGTTCCATGCTGTATTGCCAAATCAAATTGGTGCTCGATCATATTATGAAGTGGAGTATCTAGAGGGTATTCTAATCTACCCCATTCTTCATAATGATCTTGAACAATAGAGAGCATTGTTGCCCTATCTTCTGAATCTACATGACCAGGAGCCATGCCAAGTTTTTCAGCCATTAAAGCTGATTGTTTGTATGCAGTTGCCTGCATTAAAGCTGAAATTTTAGCTGCAAAATCTCTAGCTTCTTTACTATCATATGCAATACCTTTTGTCATTAACAATGCGCCTAAGTTTGCATATCCTAAACCTAGTGTACGATATTTATATGATAGTTCTGCTACTTCTTTACTTGGAAATTGTGCCATAGCTACTGATATTTCTAATACAGTAGTCCACAATTCTGTAGCATGTATAAAACCTTCCACATCAAATTCTAAATTCGGTTTTAAAAACTTTTTAAGATTTAATGACGCAAGATTACAAGCAGTATTATCTAAGAACATGTACTCGCTACATGGATTAGATGCATTGATACGTCCTCCTTCTGGTGATGTGTGCCATTTATTAATAGTGTCATCATATTGAAGACCAGGATCTGCTGATTTCCAAGCAGCTTCACATATTAAATCCCAAATTTCTTTAGCACTTTCAGTACTATAAACTCCTCCATCTGAACGATTTATAAGATTAAAAGTACTATTATTTTGTACAGCTTTTAAAAACTCATCAGAAACTCTTATTGAATTGTTAGAGTTTTGTCCTGATACTGTTCTGTAAGCTTCTCCTTCATAATGTGAATCATAACCATAATCGATAAGTGCTTGAACTTTTGTTTCTTCATTCATTTTCCAAGTAATGAAATCTTTAATTTCTGGGTGGTCTACATCAAGACAAACCATTTTGGCTGCTCTTCTAGTTGTACCTCCACTTTTGATGGCACCTGCAGCAGCATCACCAATTTTGAGGAAAGACATTAAGCCTGAAGAAGTTCCACCTCCAGATAATTTTTCACCTTTCCCTCTTAAATTAGAGAAATTACTTCCTACCCCTGAGCCATATTTAAAAATACGTGCTTCACGAGTCCATAAATCCATAATTCCTCCAGAATTGACAAGATCATCATCAACACTAAGAATAAAGCATGCATGTGGTTGAGGTCTTTCATAAGCTGATTTAGACTTCACTACAGCATTTGAGTCAGTGTTGTAATAATAATGACCTTGAGCTTTTCCTTTAATACCATATACATGATATAGTCCGGTATTGAACCATTGAGGACTATTTGGAGCAGCCATTTGATTAAGAAGCATATAAGCTAATTCATCTTTAAAGATTTCAGCCTCTTTCTTCTTAAAATAACCTTCCTTAAGTCCCCAATGAGTCCAAGTCTCTGTTAAGCGATGTACTACTTGTTTAATACTTGATTCAAATTCAAGTTCTGGTACACCAGCTTTTCTAAAATATTTTTGGGCTAGAATATCAGTAGCAACCTGACTCCACCCTTTTGGTACTTCTACATTATTCATTTCGAATACGATAGAGCCGTCTATATCTTTAATAATAGATGTTCTAATGTCATATTCAAACATATCATAAGGTGAAATACCTTCTTTTGTAAAATGTCTTTTTAACAAATTGTATTTTTATGATTGTACTCAACCATAAATATTTTTAAATTAGGCATGATTGTAATTATATTGCCTGTTGAAATTAGCTTGTCTACGCTTCTTTTTTTTGTAAGATTTGCTATCTTTAGCTCTAATTACATTTGAATTCCTTTTACCCCAACGCATACCATCCGGCGTCATAAATACTGAGTTTTCAGGTAAGTCATTGACATCAATAGTCTTACTAGTTGTCTTTTTAAGCCTTAATCTTTTAAAAAACTTAGCAAAGTTGAAAAAGTTTAAGAATGAGTTAGTTAATGATTTAAGTTTCATTGTTAATACTTTTAAGAGTTTGTAAATTATTTCTAGTCCAGACACAATAATTAGTTAAGGTATCATGTACTTGAGCATAAGAATCTCCCATGAACCTATTTAACTGTAACGCGGCAAGTATTGCTTCTTGTACAGAGCTAAACTTAGTAGCTTCTTCTTTATTTGTTTTTAAAGAATAGATGCGGCTATTTACAGTTAAATAAGAATTGTCATGAGTAACATAAAACTGTTGATTCAACATGTATTATTTTAGGTTTTTAATCTTCCGTTAAAAAATCGTCATCAGGATCGTGAGGCTTTATTAAATTGTAGCCAATCCATATAAAGAAAATAATTACAGTGCCACAAACTACGCCTGAGCATATGACTGCAATTAATTCTGTTGTATTATTGATTTCCATAATAATTTTAAAGGTTTAAAGAGTGTCTGAAGAACTTTTATACAATAAAATGAAAAATAAAATACCGGTAATACAACCAGCTATAAGGACACTTAGTCCTACGATTTCAAAAATTGCCATAGTGTTAGGATTTTATACATTAATTATCTGATTCTGGTAAATTCTCTCCTTCTGAAATAATAATTTCTGTTTTTTTAATACCAATTACTTGATAATTAGGATGAGTTTTGCTTAAGTTTTTTAATGAAATAAATGTTGCTCCGCTAGTTTTACTTTGCAGTAAATAGTGAGTAACAATTGTTGATAATGTTATCATAAGTTAAAGTTTAAAAGTAAAGTAATACTAATAATGCTGACATTCCGAATAACATTATCATTAACATATGTTCTCTAAAGCGATACATAAGTACTGTTTGTTTATATACCCTCCATGCTAATCTGATAGTTAAGATGAAGGCTATACCTGAAGCCAGTATAAAAAGTTCTTTATTTCCTGTCCTTAAATAAAGCAGTACTGGAGTAAAAATGATTAAAAAATTAGCGATTAAATACATAATAAATGTTTTAAGGTTAATAAAAGGTTATAATTTAGAGTTAGAAATAATATCTTTACTTTCTAAGGTAAGTTGACCTAGTTCAGGATGTTTACAATTAATTACTGTGTAAGAGTAATCTATTACAACAGAAAAACCAATATCATAATTTATGGAACTACCAATGTGACTGTCTGATCTTCGGTTCCAATCAATGCTACTTGTGCTAAGTCTAAGTAGCCTCTTTTTAATTGTTGTTGGCTTAAAAGATACTACTACAGCTTCTTGTTTTTTAATTAAAATCCTAAGAATCATTAGCTGTGACACGCCAAACAGTCACACGTTGTACAGGATTTAGCCTTCTGATACTAATGATTTTAGGATTATATAAAAACTATATGTCCATTCCAATGTGGGTATTTCTTTTTTCCATGTTAATTATTTATAAGTTTTCTTTAATCCAATTAATATTATCTATAGATGCTGTAATGCTGTGTTTATCAGGTTGCCATTTACCATCTCGTAACATTTCAAAATCTTCTATTAGATTATCTAATCTTGAAATAATATTTGATTTCTTATTCATAGAAGTAATATTGACAGTATTGTTTTTGTTTAGTTTAAGGAATATTTTATCCATCATTAAACATTCTTCTTCACATTTACAATTAGGCATACATATTCTATCTTTAATTAGACCATACTCAACTTCCCACTCTTCATTAGGATTTTTAACAAACTCTTCTAAAAATGTCTGTGAAACTTGTGGTATACATGTTCTTAACGAAGGTGTTTTACAACTCATTTTATGTTCACCATCTTCCATCCCACACATACTACATTTAGTTAGTTTAGGGTTATTAGCTGCTATGATTTTTTTAGCTCCAGCAGGTATAACCCAATCTGTTTTATGAGAATGAATACTATCGGAAACCTCCATATTTTTCACCAACTGCATAATTAAGTGACCTTGTTGTTCCATTTCTACATAAAACCAATCACCTTCCTTAATAGGCTCTACATCTGAAGTTACATAAATGTAAGCTGTTTCAGAAGGATCTACTTTTTGATGAGCTATTAGTTTACCTTCTTCATAAGTATAAAAATACCCATAAGGTAATGCTATTATGTTTATTGGTTGTTTCATAGTGTTTAATTTAAAATTTAAAAATCCTCTGTCATTATAAAACCCTTTCACAAGCAGTTGTTTACTTGTTTCATTGGCACTTGGGAATAATTCATTATAGTTGTCAGCTATAATATACCCTTTTTACTTTTTGTAACTCTCAGAGCTCTACAAGATTGTACATTCTTCTAAAGATGATTGGATAACAGAATCAACCTGTTGCAAGAACATTTAGTCCATAATCTTATTGACATATAAGATTTGGGTTTCATACAGCTATTCTTACTTTAACTGTACTAGGCTAGTCGCCACCATTCTAATTATTCAACATCATCTGCAGCAATATATGCTAGACAGATAATTATAGTGTAATATAAAATGAAAAATACAATCCCAGGAATTGAATAATCTTGTAGATTGTATAATTCTCTTCCATCACCTCCAACAAAAAAGAAAGATAATAGATGTACAACACATCCTAAAATTAAAACTCCAAAAAAAGCAAATGCTTGTAAGGCTTTCATAATATAATATTTAAAGGGTTTAAAGATGAACTCTCACAAGGTTGCAATCCTTGACTATGGCAATCTATTTTTATTTGCCACTATTGTGTGCCGAAGCATCTTAGATTCTCCTGCAATTGGATGAGAGTTTTTTGTTAAAAATGGACGGTTTCCTACATAGTGTGCTATTTCCGCCCTATACCCCGCATCTAGGGCCGCATTGTTGTTCACCTTATGCTAGTGACCTTCACGTCTGCTCACGCTCCGAGATAAAGGCTTTTGTTTAGACAATATGGTACTTAATACATCAATGCTTACATAAATAAGTCATTAACATTCTCAGTAAGTTTCATCATGAACGCCGATCTGCCTTACGGCCAGCATTCATTCCACAAACTAAGCGTATTGCAAGGCAACACCATTAATCTACCATGTCAGTGATACTAAAAATAGCATCACCCTGTGGTTTTGTCCGGAACCACCAGTACTCAGTTTACAACCATGTTTAATCCCTTGAACTTGAGTATAAAAGCAGGGCATGTGCTGAAAGAGACAGCATCTCAACCATTATTTTACGCTGACACGAAGGTTATATGGATAAACCAATTAATTATGTAGTTTAGGCTATATATTAATAGCTTGGTGAATTTGTATTTGTGAGAATAAGTAGAAAAAGGTATGGATAGTTCCTGCTACCAAAACATATAATCTCTCTCAACCCCCAATAACACTGAGTTATAAGGAGATGTGGTGAGAAATGTGAGTTATAGTAGAAAACTTTCAATCCAACGAGCAAGGGAATTAAAAAAGAGGGATAGAAACTGTGTTACAGCTCCTATCTCCCCTATATGGTTTGCAAGGGTCCATTGTTACCCTATCTCTTCTTCCGCAAGCGCAACCAACGCAGCTTTACCGGAAACACCCTTAAGCGAATCAGCACCAAGTTCATCGGTAATTAACGCCTTTAGGTCGTTAACTCGCATAGATGCATAATCTGTGTTAGATTTTGCTTCAGGTTTGGTTTGGTTTCCTAACTCGAATGGGTTCTCAACACCTTCTTCTGTACCATACTGTACAACGCGAGCGTCTTCGATAGGCACGATAGACAGACGGAAGAGAACATCTTCATTATCACGGCTTGCATACCAACCACCAACACCAGCTTCAGTATCATCATACTGTGGTGCATTAGGGTGCATAACTTCAAATCGTGCGCCAAGCGTGTCAAATTCCTTACCAACCAGTTGTTCAACAGTGTCAGCTTCGAACTTATCCAACACACGTTGAATACGATCTTCGTTGATAAACATACTTGGTGTAAATGTAGAGCCACTTGCACCAATCATTTCAAAGAATGCAGAGTTACGATTTGTACTGCTACTTGCAGTAGCTTTACACTTGATGATGTAAGGCTTTTGTTCCTGTCCTGGATTATTTAAATCAGGATACGCTTTATCGCTTTGCGTTGCGCTAATAATTGTTACCATAAGATTACTGTTTTTTTGTTTAAAAATTTATTTATCAGGCTACCGCCTTCAAAAAATGGCCAGTCTGCACACGGGTTTTTTATAAGGAGGTACCTAAACACACAGATTTACAAAAATTTTGAAAAAAAAATTTGAAAAAAAATTTCAACTTTCGCCATATTATACAACAATCTTACTTTTCTTTAATATTTTATGTTAAATATGGTTGGTTTTTTACATATTTTTTTGTATCTTTGCATCGTTACTGGTTTATCACCAATCATCCTAGAGGGCCGAAAGGTAGTTATAGGATCAGAAGTTGGGTTGTAAATCACAGATTATGAAACTAAGAATCAACATAGTGATGGAGTTGTCCCCAATAGTAACACAAATTGTTTAGATATAAAGAATGGGCGTGAGGATGGATTAGAAACCGATAATTTCTGCTGAGTTTACAGCGTATTATCATCCTCGGGTAACTGAAAAGTAGCACTGGCTATTCCGAAATTCTAAATTAAAGAGAAACCACCAAAGGGGATAGGTATGCCTATCAAAAACTGAGATAAATATGATATACGAAAAGAGAGATAAAGGTAAAAAGTACTTATTTGATAAGAAAGTAGACCGTGCTGTAGAAAATGGTAGGAAAATAGACTATTATTACACTATAATGGACGATGGGAAGGAGTATACAGTGATTATTAACGAGGAAAAGGCTAAAGAAAAGGGAAATCATTTACTAGCATTCTTAGATATCTATAAATCTGAGAGTTACAAGGCATGAGAAAAGTTTATGAACATTTGTCTAGGCGTGAATTTCTTATAAAATTCTTCGGATTGTGGAATACACTGCTTACAGACGACTATACACTTACTAAAAAGGAGTTACAATTCCTTGTAGAGGTGTTAATGTTGCCTGAAAAGTTTAAATATAGCAGATTTAGCACTGCAGCAAGGAAATATCTGGTAAAACAGTTCGATTATGCAGGTTGGAAGCTGTCACCGCAAGGATTTTCGCGAGTAATAGACTCGTTAAGTAAGAAAGGAATACTAGTTACAGATGAAGATGGTGTAATAGATGTACATCATAGTTTAAAAAAGGTTATTGACAATAATAGAAAGGAGTATACATTCTTTGTTGGCTTTAGATTAAAGGAGGAAGAATAATGGAACAGTTTATTTTTGATAAATTAGACACTAAGTTGAAGGAATACATCGAAGAATTCGGTAAAGCTCCTAAAAGACTACTTTTAGACCCGTATGCATACATGGAATTAAAGATTGCGTTAGGGTATGAGGAAGAAGATTTCGAACATGACATCCATACTTGGAAGGGTTTTTCAGTTTTGGTTAATATAAACCAAGATGAACCTCTCTTAGAGTTTGTATGATAAGAGATCACCTAGATAAATATAATCCTACGAGTGTAGAGGACGTTTATAGGATGGCTGCCGAGATTACCGGTAAGGACGAAGCTTTAGTGAAAAGCGTAGTTGCCCATCCTTTTAGCTATATAAGGATGGCTATTTCTAATTTAGAGGAACCTAGCATATACTTACACTCTTTTGGAACATTTACTGCAAGTTTAGCAGGTGCAAATAAACATATTAGGCTTTGGATAGAGGCTTATAGACAAAATAAGATTGATAGAAAGTACTGTGTAGATAAAGTAAGCGCATTATGGGCATTAAGACAAAAATTTATACAGTTAAGAATTAATAATGAATAAAGATTATGATAAAAGAAACCATTCTATTTCTTTAAATAAAGAAGAGAGTATGGAAACTGTTAAGGCTAGCACAGAAGTAAAATTAGATAAGATTACGCCTGGCGAGTATAACAAACGATTAGTAACCGAATTACCAGACTTTGTAGATAAGATTACCATTAAAGGTAATAATCTATTAGTTAGATTTTTAATACCTATAACTACAGGTAATATTATAATTCCTTCTATTGAGTTAATTCCCAGTGATTCTGGTGAAAAACTTATACCTAAGCTAAAAGAACAAGAGCTCACTACTAGAGCTGTAGTTATTTCAACAGGAGATGGTGTTACAACAAAGTATACTAGAGGAACTATGATTGATGTTAAAGCCACTAACAGCTTAATGGCTATGCAATATGTTCCTACTATTATAAAAGGGGAAGATGAAGGAAACTTTTTCTTAATACCTGAGTCATATATACAAGTAGTTTGGAATGAAGAAGACTGAATATAACGCTACATCTCCAGCTAGACAGGATGGGGAGACTATGGAACAGTATAGACGTAGGCGTAAACTATTGAATCTATACACTAAAATTTACAAAACGTACGGATCTGAAGGTATGAAAGAGATTGAAGAGTTTCTACAGGCTACAGGTTCTGAACAGAATAATAATGGACGAATTGAAAAACTTAAACTCAGTACCGGCCCATCTACAGATGACGCAGGAGAGCAGAGCGAAACTGATAATGGACGCACTGACACTGGGGAACCCCTCATCGGGGACGGATGATGAAGGTCATTTCACCTCCTCAATAGATTTCGATATAAAAGGAGATGAGCGTCAGATGTTAATCGATACTCTACTCACAATATTAGTTACAGATGCTTGATCTCTTTGATATAGTAAAGGGGGACCCTATAATTAAGGTGTCCTCCTTATATATACCGGAGCTTAAAAGGATCTGGGATGCAGATACGGATCCTGATAAGATCAATGCTACACAAAAATTAGTGTTCCTGTATCATTATACCCAACCCTCTAGTGCTTATGCATCTCTACCAGACGCTACAAGATTGGAGCAGTGTAAACAAGCTTTTCTATTGGGAACTGATATTGACCTAGAACTACAGAATGCTATTGATACTATCAAAGCTGGAAGGTCTGCGACAGAGCTATTGCACGAATCAGCTAAGAATGGTATGTATAAGATAGCTAGATATCTAGATGAGACTGACATTAATAACGAGAGTATTAATAAAATGCTGTCTACCATACGAGGAATACCGGAAATTATTGAAGTAGGTAGTAAAACTACTAAAGCGTTAGAAGAAGATATGCGTAAAGCCGGTAAGAAAGTAGGATTTAAAAGTGATATACTCACAGATCATAATATAGACGAAGACGAAGATTGGTAACTGAAGCTCAAATAAAGAAAGCTACTGTAGGTAAACGTGGAGTATTTAAAGATTCTCCAATAGCCTATTCTATGGAATCCCTTATTCTAGATGTTCCGGAAGAAGCTAACGTTAGTTTTGCTGGATTACACAATCCAGTAGCTAATTTACCTTGGGAATATATAAACTTTACAGACAGCAGTGTATTTTCACCTGCTGCTAACGCTTTTAAAGCAATAGAGAAGAAGACTGGTGAAGGTAAATACACCAATGCTATTAAAGGGACGGCTGAATACTTTTCTTTTTGGAAACAAGAACGGAAAAGAATCCTACATGGATACGAGCCTATAGTAGATGGTAAGCCTTGTGGAGTAAGGATAACGGGGGAACACTATTTCTATTTGAATTACGCACGTATAGATAAGCGTATTAAGCTTCCTAGCGGTGAAGAAGTTAAGAACCTGGACTTTCCAGACTTTATGTTAATGGATTATTACTGGTTCTTAGAGTTAGAACGTTGTGAAAATCCTAGTAAATACGGAGAGGATAAGAAGTATGGCATGATTATGGCTAAAGCTCGTAGAAAGGGTTGGTCATTTAAGAATGCTGCAGGGTTAGCTTGGAAGTATACATTCTTTAAAAAGAGTTATTGTATTATTGGAGCATTCCTAGAAGATTACGCAATGACTACTTTCGGGTTTGTTCTGGAGATGTTATCCTTCTTAGAAGAACACACACCATTTAAACATGGTAGATTAGTAGATAAGCCGGCTAACGGTACTATCATGAGTGGTTACGAAGAAGTAATTGATGGTAGAAAGGTTAGAAAGGGATATAAGTCTACTATTAAGGTAATGACTTTTAAGAGTTCAGCCTTTAAATCAGCAGGTAAATCAGCTACACGATTCTTATTTGAAGAAGCCGGTCTATTTGAGAACCTAGAAACAGCTTACGCTATATCAAAGCCTCTATTTATGGATGGTAATATCATGATTGGTATTCCTATTATATTTGGAACGGGTGGAGATATGAGTGGTAGAACGCAGGATTTTGCAAAGATGTTTAAGAATCCTGAAAAACACCAGTTACGTGCGTATGAAAATATTTACGATAAAGATAAAGTAGGTAATTGTGGATTCTTTGTCGATGAGATGTGGTATAGACCTGGTAAGGTTATCGTAGGAGATAGGACTTATGAACAAGTAGATTCCAATGGTAACCCTTTGAGATGGGCTTCAGAACATGATTTAGAACTAGCTAGAGAGTTAACTCGTAGAGGAGATAGAAAAACCTACCTAGATAACTTAACACAGTATTGTAAGACTCCTGCAGAAGCTTTCTTAGTACCTGATGGTAACATCTTCCCTACAGCAGAGCTATACGAGAGACTTACTGTATTAGAGAGTGATAAGATGTATAAATATCTTGGAACTCCTGGAGAATTAGTCTTCTCTGATAAAACAGATAGTATAAATGGGTTAAGGTTTGAGCCGGATTTAAATGAGAAACTAAACCCTCTATATCATTATCCGGTAAAGGTTGATGAAGATAGAACAGGATGTATAGTACTTTATGAGTCTCCTATTATATTAGATAATGGAGAGGTGCCTAAAGATGCTTATATTATAGGACATGACCCTTATGGATTAAATACAGACACTGGGGAGTCATTAGGAGCTGCTTATGTATTGCTTTCTAATAAATATAGGAAGTATGGGTACAATAAGATAGTAGCTTCGTATGTGGGTAGACCGTCAGGAGGTAATAGTATGACTGTGTATAATACTAATTTAGAGAAATTAAGTATGTACTACGGTAATGCAGAGATAATGTTTGAGAATACTAGAGGGTCTGTATTAGAATACTTTAGTAAAAGAAGGAAACTACATCTATTAATGGATGAACCTGGATACACAATGACTAAACTTACTGGTAAGAAATATGCCGGTACGCGTATTAAGGGTACAACCATGGATAACCCCAAGTTAAAACCTCAAGGAGAGTTATATTTATATGACTGGCTTTTAGAAGAACGTGGGCTGTCTGTAGATGGACGTATGATAAAGAACTTAGATTTACTACCTGATCCAGGATTAGTAAAGGAATTAATACAATATAATAGAGATGGTAACTTTGACCGTGTAATGGCGTTTATACAAGTGATTATAGCTCTCGAAGAAACTTACAATGAGTTTGAAGCAGAGAAATATGATAAAACACATAGTTCACAGAGTAACGCTTTCGGAGCTTTAAGAGAGCATTTCCATATAAAAAGAAAATAATGAAACATTTAAAACAACGTATTTCTTATAAAAAGAAAATAGCCAATGATTATGAATGGGCTAAAGAAGAAATCGATGCTATACTAGACGGTAATCTAGGGGATTGGCATAGTCAGGGACAGGAATACGCTAGAGATTCTAGACTTAATATGATGATTAGGTCGTATGAATTATACAACAACCAGATTAATGATGTGGATTTTGAGGAATACTTCGATAGTGTTAAGTATGACTTGTCGCATAGGAAGGATAAGATTGCTCCTTATAATAAAGCACATAACAAGATTAATGTATTATTAGGAGAAATGATTAAAAGGCCTTTCTCATTCAAAGCAGTACTTACTAATATAGAAGGTGCTAGAGCTGTTTGGGCTATGCGTAAAGAGTTGCTTCGAGAATATGTTGAAGGACAAGTTGCGAAAGCACAGATACTGGAGAAGATTAATGCGTCTGAACTAGATGACCAACAGAAGCAGCAAAAGATACAGGAAGTAGAACAACAGTTTGCTCAGATTAAGAATCCGGAACAGATTGAAGAGTATCTCAAAATGGACTATCTGGAACCTAGAGAGATTAAAGCTAACAAACTATTAGATGATAACCTGCTTAGATTGCATATAGACGATAAAAAGAAAGATTCATTTAAACACGGACTGCTTTCTGCGGAAGAGCATGCTTGGGTAGGTGTAGTAAATAATACTCCTACTATAAAAGTGCTTAATTCTCCTAATGTAATTTACCACAAATCTCCTGATATTAAGTATATCCAAGACGGTGATTTTGCAGGGTATATAACTTATATGAGTGTAGCCGACATTCTAGATACATTCCGAGATCTTTCTAAAGAGGATATCAAATCTTTAGAAGATAAGTATCAACATATTAGAAACAGTTCATATAATGGTGAGTGGAAACGTACCAGAGACGATTCTTATGAACGTTATATAAGAAGTACACAAGCAGGTAATCGTGGACAGTATGGTGGTGTGTATATGGATGATGTAGAAGTTGCCCATGTGGAATGGAGAAGTCAGCGTAAAGTAGGATTCTTTTCTTATTTAAACGAAAAGGGAGAACTAGAACAGACATTAGTGGATGAATTATTCCCGTTTAATAAAGAGGACCCCAGACATATTTCTATTGAGTGGGAATGGATACCAGAAAGATGGGAAGGTGTTAGGATAGATAATTCAATTTATACTAATATAGGCTCTGTACCGTTTCAGTATGTAGACCCAGAAGATCCATTAAGACAGCCTTTAAGTTATAAAGGTATCATATATGATAACACGAATACCACGCCGATCTCTACTATGGAGCGTATGCGTCCTTTCTTAATGCTTTACTTAGTTGTAATGCATAAACTAAAGAAATTGATATCTAGAGATAGAGGTAGTATTATTAGTGTAGATGTTTCTAAACTAGATCCAGAATTAGGTCTTGAGGAAACTATGTACTATTTAGATGAGTTAGATGTTGAGTTCTATAACTCATTAGCTAATGCAGAAAAGCCTGGAGCTGCCCAAAGAGGTGCCTCGCATAACTCTCTAAGTAGATCTAATACTAATCAAATCATGCAGTATATTAATATACTACAATGGTTAGATGAGCAGATTGGTGATGTTGCTGGAGTTACTAGACCTAGGGAAGGGCAAACTTCTCCATACGAGGCTGTAGCTAATAACCAACAGTCTATTATGCAGTCTAGTACTATTACAGAAATACTACACTTTACGCATAACAGCCATTGGGAAAATATACTAAATGATTTTGTAGATTTAGCTATTAGGGTAGCAGATGATGAAGGTGTGAATAGAGCTACATTAAACAGTTCTATGGAACGTGGACATATTAATATAGAGCCTGGAGAGTTTGATAATGCGAAGTTTGGTGTATTTGTTACAAATGATCCTAGATCTACACAAGTTTATAATGATCTTAAAATGATGTCTCAAGTAATCTTACAAAGAGATAAAGGTAAATTGTCTCATGTTATTAAGATGCTTAAGCAAAAAAGCTCTATTGAGGAACTTACTAGAGAGATAGAGAAGTTTGAGAAGTATGTAGAAGATTCAGAACGCAGGGCTCAAGAAGCTCAAATGCAGCAGATTAAAGAACAAACCGCTGCAGAGGAACGTAAAGATATGCGTGAGAAAGAATTTACTGCTAGGGAGAATAAGCTTGACAGAGAGTCTCAAGAAAGAATTGCAGAGATTAGATCATTTACATTTGCAGAAGATCAAGATGTTAATGATAATAATGTACCGGATCAACTAGAATTAGAAAAAGTAAGGGCTAACGAAAGAATAGCTGATAAAAATATCGCCTCTAATGAGAGGATTGCAGATAAAAAAATGGCAAACGATTTACAAAAGGAGAGGGTAAAAGCTAAAAACACTCCCAAAACTAAGAAATAATTATGACGTACAAAGAAGTATTCTTTAATGAAGAAGCTCGCAGTAAGCTAAAGAAAGGTGTAGACACACTAGCTAATGCTGTAAAAGTTACATTAGGCCCTAGAGGTAGAAATGTAATTATTCAAAAACCTGGCAGTATGCCCCACATTACTAAAGATGGTGTTACTGTCGCTAGAGAAATTAATTTAGAAGATAGTGTTGAAGACATGGGGGCCCAAATGGTAAAAGAGGTAGCCTCTAAAACAAATAGTTTAGCCGGAGACGGTACAACTACTGCTACAGTCTTAGCACAATCAATGTTTACAGAAGGCTTAAAAAGTATTGCGAACGGGTCTAATCCAATTGATTTAAAACGCGGTATGGATAAAGCAGTCAAACATGTAGTAAGTAATCTTAAACTTATTACCGAAGTTATTGACGATGAGGCTAAGATTTTAGATATAGCAACTATCTCAGCAAATAATGAACAAGAAGTTGGACAACTTGTATTTGACGCAATTAATTCCGTAGGGACTAACGGAGTAGTTACCGTAGATGAGAATAAGACTTCGCAGACAGTTATTAATAAAGTAGATGGTATGTCTTTTCCTAGAGGATACGAATCGCCTCATTTTATAACAGATAAGCAGTCTCAGAAATGTATTCTTGAAAATCCATATATTCTTTTATGTGAAGATAAGATATTGGAAATCAATCATATTCTAAGATTATTAGAATCTATTAGTCAAGAAGGCAAACCCTTATTATTAATTGCTTCTGATATAGGCGGTGTAGTTATGGCTACATTAATACAGAATCATTTGAGGGGTGTTATACAGACCTGTGTGGTTGGTGCTCCTAATTATGCGGATAGGCGTAAGCAAGTAATGGAAGACATAGCATGTCTTACTGATGGTTATGTTATTGCGGAGTCTAAAGGTATGCATATTAAAGACACGCAATTAGCCCATTTAGGAAAAGCTGACCGTATTGTAGTAACTAGAGATGACTGTACTATTGTAGTTAATGATAGAAATACTAGAGTATTAGATAGAATTGAAGAGATTAAGGCTCAAATAGGCTCAGAAGAGTTTGGTTATGATACCGATAAACTTCATGAAAGATTAGCTAAACTTAGCGGTGGTGTAGCCGTCATTAGTGTAGGCGGAGCTAATACTGTAGAGATTAGAGAGAAGCGTGACCGTATAGAAGATGCTTTAAATGCTACGCGAGCAGCTTTAGATGAAGGTATTGTCTCAGGTGGTGGAGTTGCTTATATAAGAGCTAGTACAGGATTGAATAAACTTAGCGTACTAAATTCTGATGAAGCTAGAGGTATAGAGATTGTGCGTACTGCTTTAGAAATGCCATTACGTATTATAGTAGATAATGCCGGATTAGAAAGTTCAGCAGTCTTAGACCGTGTTAAACGCAATAAACGTAACCATGGATTTAATGCTAAAACAGAGAAATTCGAAAATTTAATTGACGCGGGTGTAATCGATCCTGTTAAAGTAAGCCGTATCGCACTAGAAAATGCTGTAAGTATTGCTAGCCTGTTACTTACTACAGAAGTTACTATTATAACCAATTTTAATAATGCAGGACATCAACAAATTCCTCAGGCGTGAAAACGTACGTAAAGTAAAGATTTACAAACCTAAGAAACATATTAAAAAAGAAACTAAAAGGGAGAGGGTATCCCGTATTAACAAAAACCTAAAACTGACTAAAGCTCTTTGTAATAAACTTTTAAAAGTATCCGCGGACACACACACTATAGAAATACTATACGTACTAGAAGATTTTTTGATAGTAGTTGAAAAAGATTCTGAACTAGATAATTTGATACTAGAAATCATAGAATCTTACCACGAAACAGGAAATTTGAATTATGAACTGTGGACTCTAGAGAAAAAGAGCCATATTAAAGAGAGATAAATTTATATAACACTTTTTTATTTAACTTTTAAATAAAAATTATTAACTTTGCATGGAAAATAATGAAACTAACGAAGGCTTGGAGTGGATCTTAGATGAGACTTCAGGCGAGTTTGTACAACACGATTCCTCTAAAGAGGCTAAAACAGATGATACTCCTGTTGAGGAGACTGATGATACAGACGAAGACGATCCTAATAAAATTAAAAATCCTTATGAAGACGTAAATACTACGGATGATGATGAGGATGGTGATGAGGAAGACGAGTTTACTCCTGAGTTTTACGAGGCTAATTTTAGCTTCTTAAAAGATTCTGGGTATTTAATGCTTCCAGATGATTACGAATTTACTCCAGGATCAAAAGGTTGGGAAAAAGCTTTAGAAGACAACAGTAATCAAATTCAAGAGATTATAGTTGAAGATATGTTCTCCAGACTAAATGATGAAGGACGAGCATTATTAAACTTCTATTTAAAAGGAGGTACTAATATCAATGAGTTTACTCAAGTAGCAGCACAGACTGATACATTTGATGTAAGTACTGAAGAAGGTCAGCGAGAAGCCGTAGCAGAAATGTTACGAAAAACTACATCTTTCTCTGAAGATAAAATCAGCGATTATGTAGAAAACAGTTTTTTAAATGATAAACTTGAAGATGAAGCCGGAGAGGCTGTACAAACTTTAAAAAGTTTAAAACAAGAAAGTCTTCAAGCATTAGAAGAAAAAGCTGCAAAAGATCGCGAAGCTTATAACCAAAGAGTTCAAGAAGCCTCAACCGAATTAGCCCAGGTACTATCTACAAACAATAATGTTTTTGGAATACCTATTAGAAAAACAGATTTGTCTCTAGTCAATAATATATTTGAACCTATTAGACTACAAGACGGTACTGTTACTACAAAATATGAATATCAGTATAATTTAGCTATGCAAGATCCAAAGAAAGTTGCAGCTATTGCTAAGATATTAGATTCAGATTTTGATTTTAGCGCGTTAACAACAGCTAATAAAACGCAAGCTACTAAAGATTTAAAGAAAAAGCTAAAGGATGTGTATACTCCTGGTAAACAAACTAGGAAAAGTAAAAACCACAGATCTGGAAACTTTGATTGGGAATCAGTAGACTTGGCAAAATAAATTAAAAATTAACTAAATAATTATTAAAAAATGAGTTCTTTACAAAGTCAATTTGTTATTAAAAAGTATTCAGAATTTGGAGGTAACTTCATCGATTCTGACTACCTTGCCGCATCATTAGATACAGGCAAGCCACATGTTTTTGATGACCTGTTTGTAAAGATTTATTCTGCCCAAAACAAGTTTAAAGACAAGCCTCTTATAGGTTCTACTCGTGGGGTTGGTAATGTAAAAACTATTCCTGTAGAAGTCTTCAGATGGTTTTTGCAAGGCGCAGACTATAAATCTTTAAGGGTTGTTGAAAATCTTGAATCCGCTAACGCAGCACCAGGTATTGGTGGCGGTACATTCCGTATCAAGTTAGATCAGGATTGGGTAGGTGCTCCCGAAGTACTAATGGGTGAGGACAATGATTACAGTGTCCGTATCGTTAATGGTCCTATCCCTGATGGTGATGGCTTTATCTATGAGGTTTACATCGAAGATGATGATACTTCTAGGTTCTTCCCAGTAGAATTACTGGAACCAGGTCGTGAATTCTGTAAGTCTTGGACTTCAGTTTCGTCTGAAATGAACGATGAATTTGGCGGACAAGAGTACCCAAGTTCTTACATGCTTGAATCTCAAGTAGGAGCGTTCGCACAAAAACTTAAAATCACTGATAAAGCGTTACGTGAACACGGACGTATTGGAGTTAAGCTTCAAGATCGTGAAGGTAGGATGGTTGAACGGTTCATTCCTATGGCTGAACAAATGATGTTTGACGAATTGGAAATGAGCAAGGAAGTGCAGCTTACATATGGTAAGCGTTCTACTAAGCCAGGTCCTCGTGGTTACTGGATTAAAACTGGTCCAGGACTTCGCCAACAACTACGCGATGGTTGGATTAAGTACTTCAACTCGGATATTACTGAGTCTGAACTAGAATCATATTTGATGGACATTTTCTTTAGCCGTACAGATCGCTCTGAGCGTAAAGTCACTTTCATGACTGGTACAATGGCTTCTATTATGTTCCATAGAATGTTAGCTAATTCAGCTCGTGGATTCCTTACAGTAGATCATAATTATATTGAGAGAGTAGGTTCTTCTCCTCGCCACCTTTCATTTGGTGCTCAATTTACACACTACCAAGGTGCTGAAGGTATCGAAGTAGATTTGATGTATAATCCTTTATACGATGATCTTAAGTATTGTAAGAAGACACATCCGGATGAAACTAATCGTCCAATCGATTCTTGGAGAATGACCGTAATGGATTATTCTGCTCCTAAAAATAGCGGATTCGGTTCTAACTTAAACTATTTAGAAGTTGCTAATACATATACACATGGATATGTTACTGGTACTGTAGGTCCTAATGGCCCTATTTCAGGAGGCGCTACTACTGAGTTAGTTGGAGCATACAAACGATTCGTACAAGGTACTGCAGGTATCCAGCTAGTAGATGCTACTAGAAGTGGTGAACTTATCTTCGAATACGAATAAGACACAGAATAAGCCGTTTACATTTATATAAACAATAATTCCCACTTTATCCCTATAACGGCTACGGGAGAGTTGGGGAGCTTTTATTATGAAAGTACAGATAAAAACAATACCTGGCAGGGAGACCGCCAGTAAAATTCATGAGTGGACAGACCAAAACACTCATAAACCTTTAGGTAAATCTAAAGTAGGTAATGCGAAAGACGAATATTGCCTTTTTCCTTCTAAACGTCTAGGAGGTAATTTGAACACAGGAAAGATGCTAGACATTATTGAAAATCCTGAGTTTGGAAAATCCAAAGAAGAATTAGGAAAAGATTGGGAATATCTATCTGACAAAAAAGAAATTACTAGACAAGAGTATTTAGAATTTAAACACGGCAAACCTCGAAATTTTTATACAAATAAAAAAGGGGTTACAGGACAACCAGCTGATGCAAAAACTTATATGCAGAAGTTAAAGTTGCCCTTATCTGACGGAACTACTATTCTAGATACGGCTAATCAAGATGATGAAATAAGGTACTATGCCTTTTTTGACCACACCTTGGTTGCTACTTCGCTAGACCAATATCGTAAGCATTTAAAACCTAAAGCTACTCATTATATATCTAGTCAAGATGAAGACATTGAGATTAGACTACGTGGAGCTAAACTTAAAAATAAAGCTATTGCTA